CAAGGGTGAACCGGAGGAGCCCGGCCCCAACCCGTCCGTGGACTCGTGGCTGTCGGTCATCCACCTCACTGCTAACGCAAGGAGAACAGCAGCATGACAACCACTCTGGCCGAACAGCGGGAAAGCCTGGTAGCGCAGGCCTTCCAGATCGCTGAGGCGGCCAAGGAAGCGAAGCGGGATCTCACCGCCGAGGAGCAGGGCAAGATCGCTGACCTGCTCGAACAGGTGAAAGCCGTGGATACGGCAATGGACTCGGCCGAGAAGTCAGCGAGTCTGCTGGCGGGGCTGGCCGCGCTGTCCAACGACGCGCACGTGGACCTGGAGGCCAAGCCGGACGGCAAGGCCGCGAGCCTGGGCGAGCACTTCGTGAAGTCCAGCGCCTACACCGAAATGAAGGACCGCAAGGGTGTCACCCGGTTCACCACCGGCACGGCGGAGTACAAGGCGGCCACCGACCCCACGCTGTCCACCGGTCTCGGGCAGGTCCAGTACGGCGGCGTGGTCGCGACTCCGCTGGCCCGGCCGGTCATTGCCGACCTGCTCAGCAGCGGCACGCTTTCCGGCACCTCGCTGACCTATTTCGAGCAGGGACCGGTCACCGGGGCTCCGGGGTTCATCGCGGAGAACACCGAGAAGCCCGCGATCAACTTCACCTTCACGCCGACCACCGAGAACCTTGCCAAGATTGCCGGTGTCACCAAGATCACCGACGAGACCAGCGAGGATGCTGCCGCCGTTGTCTCGATCATCAACAGCCAGCTCCGGCTCCGGCTCACGCTGGCCGAGGAGGACGGCCTGCTCAACGGCAACGGCACCGCGCCCAACCTGCGCGGGATCTACAACCGGGCCATCGGAACCGAGGCAGCGGCCGACGACACCGACAACCTGGATGCGATCTACCGGGGCATGGTCAAGGTCCAGCTCGACACCCAGCTATCGCCAGACGCGCTGGCGATCCACCCGCTGGACTACCAGGCGCTGCGGCTCGGCAAGGACGCCAATGGGCAGTACTACGGCGGCGGACCCTTCACCGGTGCCTACGGCAACGGCGGAATCGTGGAGGTGCCATCGGTCTGGGGACTGCGCACCGTCGTGAGTACGGCGGTCACGCAGGGCAGCCCGCTGGTCGGCGCGTGGAAGGCCGGAGGTCAGGTGTTCCGCAAGGGTGGCGTCCGCATCGAAACCACCAACAGCGATGACGATGACTTCCGCTTCAACCGGATTGCGATCCGCGCGGAGGAGAGATTGCTGCTCGCGGTGTACATCCCGAAGGCATTCGTCAAGGTGACGCTCTCGGTCACCCCGCCGGTCGTCCAGTCGGCCAGCAAGTCCAAGTGACCGGAACTCGCAGCGTCGGTGCCACGCCCGACACCGGCGCTGCGAGTTTCGCAATACCCGCAACGACCTGAGGAGAAACATGACCCAGCCTGACGCGGTACCGGCCGAGGGCGAGCCGGTCGTCACCACGACCGCTCCGGAGCCCGAGCAGCCGGAGGAGCCCGAGACCCCTGACCCGGACACCGATGACGACGATGAGCCGGACGCCAAGAGCGGTCGTCACCTGACCAAAGAGCGGACGGCGAGCAACAAATGACCACCCAGTACAGGGTTGTCGAAGGCACCCGAGATCCCGGCCAGTACATCGGGGACGTGGAGCTGTACAACGATGACGGCACTCCGTGGACCGGTGGCGGCGGTGCGGCTCCGGAGCCGCTCACCGAGATGACTGCCGCCGATGCGCAAGCGGGCACGAGCACCGAGGCCATGTCGGTCTCACCGGCCGTGCTCAATGCCGAGATCGCCCGGCAGATCGCCGCGATACCGCCAGCGGTGCCATAACTCCCGTTCGCCGGCCGAAGTGAAAGGGGCAGGGCTCGTGACACTTCCGATCGTGCCGCCCGATGCCTTGCCCCCGCTGGCAACCTCGGGCGACTACAGCCAGCTCGTGCCCGGCGACCCACCGGCCGACGTGGACGCGCTGCTGGCGCAGGCCAGCGCAGCCGTCCGGAGCTACTGCGGCTGGCACATCGCCCCGAAGATCCAGCAGACCTGGGAGCTTGACGGGCTCGGCGTGATCGCGCTGCGGGTGCCGACGCTGGAACTCGTGGACCTGGTGTCGGTCTCCAACGAGGGCACGGTGCTGGACCCGCTCACCGTCCAGTGGTCGCACGACGGCTACCTCCGGCGGATCTCCTCCGGGTGCGGCTACTCCGATGGCTACTGGACGGCCGACTACCGGGGCGTGATCGTGGAAGCGGTCCATGGTTTCGACCTGGCCGCCGTGGGAGACCTGACCGCGCTGATCGTCTCGATGACGGCTCGTGCCGCCGCGAGCCCGACCGGCGAGACTCAGCAGACCGTGGGCGGCGTGACCGTCAAGATGGGCTCCGTCAACGGCTCCAGCGTCGGCAGTGTCGGCGCAATGGCTCCTGATGAGCTGGCCGCGCTCGCTGCCTACCGGCTGTTTGGGGTGGCCTAGATGGCACTCCCGGCCGGGCTCGCCCGGTCCACGGTCATCCGGCAGCGGGCCAAGCGCGCCAACGACCACGGCTCGCTGGTGCCGGACTGGAGCCAGCCGCCCGACGAGATCCCCATCGGCGGCTGCTCCGTCCAACCGGCGACCAACGCGGAGGACATGAGCCACCGGAGCGCATCCTCAGCGGTCCTGGCGGTCTGGATGCCGCCGGATGCCGACGTGACCGGTGACGACCACCTGTTGATCGACGGATTCACCCGGCCGTTCCAGATCATCGGTGAGCCAGAGTTCTGGCGCGGCATCGGTTTCCTGGAGCACGCCGTGGTCCGGCTGGAGACCTGGGAGGGCTGATGGCTGTCAAGACCACCGTGCGGGTGGAGCTGCACAACCAGGGGTTCAACGAGCTGCGCACATCGCCAGGGGTGATGGCGGACCTGAACTCTCGCGCCTACGCCATGGCCCGGAGTGCTGGCCCCGGCAACGAGGTCATCCCGGCGCACCGGACCGGCGGTCGGCCGCGCGGCCGGGCCACCGTCACGACCCGCAGCTATGAGGCGCGGCGCAACGAGATGACCAACAAGACACTGACTCGCGCGATCGGCGCTGGCCGACGATGACCGAGCTGGTGGTGATGCCCGATGCCGAGCAACTCGTGATCAATGGCCTGGCTGCTGGTCTCGCTCCGCTCGGCTACATCGGGCCGATCGGCACGCGGGTGCCCAACCCGAGACCGGCAGAGTCCGTGCAAGTTCTCCGGACCGGCGGCATCGGGCCGACCATCGTGTCCGACCGCGCCGAGATCTCCATCGACGCCAGGGCATCGAGCGAGTCCCGCGCGGCCCAGCTCGCCGCGTGGGTGCGCGCGGTGATGCACTCGATGGAGGGCCAGATCCTTGGCGGCGTCATGGTTTACGACATCGGAGAGGCATCAGGCCCGAGCAACTATCCGGACCCCTACACGCCCGATGAGTCCCGCTACACCCAACTGTTCACCGTCCATGTCCGGGGCGACGTCCTGGCGTGAAAGGAGCAACCCCGATGACGAACTCAGCAACGATGGTGGCGATCGGCAAGCCGGACCTGGCCGGTGGCGCGCTGCGCGCTCCGCTCGGCACCGCGCTGCCGACCGGCACCAAAGCCGGTGCGACCGCACTCGATCCAGCGTTCATCGCGACCGGATACATCAGCAGCGATGGCGTTGTCGAGACCACCAACACGGACACGAGCAACATCGTGGCGTGGGGCGGCGACAACGTGCGGACCGTGCAGACCACGCACGAGGTGACCTATGCGCTCACGATGATCGAGACCAACAAGGAGTCCACCGGCGTCTACTACGGCGACGACAATGTGACCTCCACGCCCGCGACCGCCACCACCGGCACGCTTCTGGCGATTGAGGTCACGAGCAAGGAGCTGGGCCACCAGGTCTGGGTGTTCGAGATCCTTGACGGGCTCAAGACCGGCCGGATTGTCCTACCCGACGCACAGGTCACCCAGCGCGGTGACGTGAGCTACGTCGACACCGACGCGGTGAGCTACCCGGTGACGCTGACCGCCTACCCGGACGTGAACGGCGTGAAGGCCTACATCTACTGGGATGACGGCGTGTTCACCGGAGCCGTCCAGGAGGAGCAGCCCGCAGCCGCCTGACCGCTGACCCACCACCCGGCCGGTTCGTTGCTCTCCGGCGCAACGAGGTGGCCCAGACAGCCAGCGAGAGCGGACGTAGGCGACATGCGGCGTCGACGTCCGCTCCGCTGCCACACCCTGACCGCATGAAGGGACCCGCAGTGACGATGACCGAAACACCCAACGAGACCACCACTCCCGGCGGCCGGCCCCGTGACGACGACTTCACGTGGACCAGCAAACACGGTGTCTCCCTGACAGTTCCGTCCGCGACCAAGCTGGACCCCTCCATGGACTCGATTGAGGCCTATGAGGCGGAGCCGGACAAACTCTCAACGCTGATGGCGATGATCCGGACGTCGGTGGACCCGGCGGCGGCCGAGGTCATGGGAAGCATGAAGGCGACAGAGTTCCGGGACTTCATCGCGGCGTGGTCGGCGCATTCCGGTGTCTCCCTGGGGGAATCGCTGCTCTCCTGAGGATGCCGCGCGCTCAGTGGGAGGCTTTGGAAGCGGACCTGGTGCCGATGGGCTGGACGCTGGCCGACGTGCCGCACCGGCTAGGCTGGCGCGCGCTGATGGCCTGGGTGAAGCGGGCACCGCGCGAGAGCAACAGCTACGCCATGGCGTTCGGAGCGCCAGCCCGTTGGGGCGACATGGAATACATGACCGCGCTGGCGGTCGATTACCTCGCGCTCACCCTGTGGATGAACTCCGAGGATGGCCGCAAGAATCGCAACCGGCCGGTCCCGCTGCCCCGTCCGGGCGCAGAGCCGCCGGTCCGCAAAGAGGTGACCCGGCTGGGCAACGCGCACATGAGCCTGGACCAGGCCCGAGAGTGGTTGGGATGGTGACGTAGTGGCAGGCATCGAGCTGGCGACCGCATACGTCAACATCATCTCGACCACCAAGGGTCTCGGCCAGCAGATCTCCAAGGACGTCAGCGCCGGTGCCGAGAAGGGTGGCAACGAGGCCGGGAAGTCTGCCGGAGGTGGGTTTCTCGGCGGGATCAAGGGCACGCTCGGCGGACTCGTTGCGGCCGGTGGCATTCTCGGTGTCGCGGTCGGCGGAGCACAGGTGCTCGGTGCCGGGCTCTCCCGGCTCTCCTCCATTGAGGACGCCACCAAGTCGCTGACCGTGATGATGGGCGACGCTGGCAAGGCTGGCGATTTCGTCAACCAGATCCTCCAGGTGGTCAAGGGCACGCCGTTCTCACTCGACCAGTTCGCCACGGCGGGCAAGAATCTCGTGGCCTTTGGCGTGCCCGCCGAGAAGGTGCCCGGCTACCTGACGGCGATGGGCGAAGCGGCGGCGGCGAGCGGCAAGGGCGCGGCCGGTGTCGGCAACCTGGTCGACGCCATGGGCAAAATGGCAGCGAGCGGCAAGGTCTCGCTCGATCAGGTCTGGTCGCTGTCCGACTCCGGTGTCCCCGCACTACAGATCCTCGCCAACCACTTCGGCGTCACCACCGACGAGATGCAGAAGATGATCTCCAAGGGTGCCGTTCCGGCCGGTGAGGCTATGGACGCGCTGACCCAGGGGATCGTCAACGGAAGCGACGGAGTTGCTGGCGCGACTGTCGCTCTCGGCGGCACGATGCAGTCGCTCGGCGAGACCTGGAGCGGCTCGCTGGAGAACATGAAGGCTGCGACCGCGCGGCTCGGCGCAAACATCTTGCAGCCCATCATGCCTGCCCTCAAGGAGGGTCTCGGGCTCATCACCTCGCTGATGGATCAGCTCGGGCCGATCATCGCGCAGGCGATGACGACCATCGGTCCGGCGCTGTCCCAGATCTTCAGCGCCGTTGGCGGAGTCGCACAGGCTCTCATGCCAGCGTTCAGCGCGCTGATGCAGGTGATCGGACCCCTGGTCGGCCAGATTGGTGGCGTACTCGCACAAGTCATCGTGGCACTGACGCCAGTGATCTCGGCTCTGGTGACCGCGCTGACCCCGCTGATCGCCGCGCTCGGCCCGATCCTCCAGCCGATCATCGCGGCTCTGGTTCCACTGCTGACGCCAGTGATCTCGCTGATCGCCGCACTCGTACCAGTGATCTCGATGCTGGTCCCGCTGGTGACCGCGTTCGCGCAGATGTTCGGCAGCCTGCTCCTCGCCGCGCTGACCGCGCTCACCCCGCTGATCACTCAGGTCTGCGACGTCCTGATCCAGCTCATCCCGCCGCTCATGGAGATCATCGGACCCCTGCTCCCAGTGCTGATCTCGCTGTTCCAGATGGCGACCCCGCTGTTCACGGCGATGGTCTCCGCGATCATGCCGCTGGTCCAGATCCTCATCAGCGCGCTGGTTCCCGCGATCCAGGCCTTGCTACCTGTGGTCCAGACAGTGTTCTCGGCCGTCCAGGCGATCATCCAGTCGGTGATGAGCATCGTCCAGGGAATCATCAACACGGTGATGGCCGTGATCCGTGGCGACTGGCAGGGAGCCTGGCAGGGCATTCAGCAGATCATCAGCGGCGTCTGGGATCTCATCAAGTCCATCGTGACCGGCGCGGTCTCCGTCGTGTCGAGCATCATCACGTCCGGGA